TTAGTCGTGATTTTCTTTGTGCAAGCGGTCAAGAACAGACTGAGGCAAACGAGTGTGAGCGCAAGGTTGAGTCTTAATGATTGTTTTAACTGATTCAGCATTTTCTGTTGCTATCCTTTCTATTTCATTATTACGCTCTTGTTGCTCAATAACGGCATAACGCTCTTGTTGTAACGCAAGACTTAATGATTTGTTAGCATCTTCTTGTTGCTGGATAGTATTTTCTTGTTGCTTTGTCGTTATTTCCAACTCATCTATAACGCTAGATTGGTAACGCAATACACCAAACAAAACCACTACAACAGCCCCTAACGCTATGTAAATGTACTTAGTCATTATCCGTTACTATTAATGCTCGATAGAGCTTGCAACGCTCATCAATGCCATTTAGTCCGCCATTAATTCTTCGCGTGACTTTTTCGACAGAATTAAGCTCAGCCAATTCATAGCATTTCCAATACCACACTGCAGTTTTAACAGATAAATCTAAATTCCCTGCCACATCTTCTGGCTCAATATCTCTACCTAACCATTTTCTAAATGCGGCATAATTATCCTTACCTGTAATCTGAATCAGTCCACGACCACGATACTTCCAACCATCTCCACTTTTCTCATCGCCATTACCCAAACGATTAGCATAAACACGATTGGCAATAAGTTCAGGTTTGCGCTCATATTTCTTCGCTGTAAGAGGGTCTGGGAAATATTTACGGAAAGTTTTAGAAAGCCCAAGCCAAGAATAATTTAAATTTTCTTTAAATCTTGTAAATCCGCCACTTTCATGTCCACATTGAGCTAAAAACATCGCTTGCTGCATCTTAGTTACACAACCTGCTTTTTCTATCTGCGCCGAAATAGCTTGATAAACACCTTTAACTGCGTGTGGAAAAATTTTATTAAATGTCACTTCGGAAATCATCATTGTCATCTTTTTCAATTCTCCGATTAATGAATTTAAATAAAAACTCGCGAATTTTTTCAGTACCAACAAAACCAATCATCGTACCGAGAAATGAAGAATATTCTGTATGTCCAAATAAATGCGTACAAATTGGTACCGCAACACCCGCAATAGAGGCACACATAGCCGCATCAATTAAAACATAACGAATAGCTGGCTTTTTACGCATAAACCCAAATCTTAAAAGAGAAATAAATAACGCCCAAAAAGCACTCTGTGCTGAGCTAGAACTAAGATTTGTTTGCAACCAAGACCATATTAACGCCCACACATCAGGCTCTTTAATTGGCATATATTTTCTCCCGCCTGTTCTTTAGGCAATAAAAAAGCCCCGACCGTTTCCGATCAGGGCTGTAAAATTCTTTCTTGCGTTTGCTATGCGCTAAAACCGCAATATAGTACATATAATACACTTCTAGTGTGCACTGTCAAGTGGTTTATGAAGTGCGGTAATTAGTAATGACGTGTCGCAAATATACCCATCGCAATCTTGGTTTAAATTGAGTTCGTATGCTGCCCATAACAACGCCACCGCAAAGAGAATTCTGAACATAATGTATCCTTTTTCGTGAATTTGAGGTGTAAAAATCCGCCACACGATTTTTCAAAAGTGCGGTCGGATTTTGTGATGTTTTATTGGGCGATGAGGTTTTTCGCTCTTTCCCAGTTCATTTGATTAGACGCTTTAAATGGCGCAATCAATTTTTGAATAGTCGGGAGCGTGTTTTTGTATTGTCTGCGATATTCTTGATGGTGGCTGATTACCATACCAGCGAAATAAGAGCCGATAGTTTCTAACGGTTTGATCATATCGCCAAGTAAGGTGTTCATTTGCTTGTGTCCACACCAAAGCCAGACGAGTTGTTCGAGTTCATACTCGGTAAATTCAAAACTGAATTTCTTTTCAGGTTCAGGCAATGCGAGCTGTTGCGGTTGAAGTTGATATTTTCCTGTTTTACGAATTTGCGGAAGAACTTCTTCAAATACCCACGCTTCAAATGGTTCAGCTTCTGGTTTACGAGATTTGATGATCAGACGGTAAAGATTTGGTTCATTGATAAAGATCGCTTCCTTTCTACCGCTTGGATAGCTGATATAGCGTTTTGCTATACCAGCTTCTTTACAATGTTTTTTCATTGCATCAGGCGCATTTACATAACCGAGAATATCGCACACATCTGTGCCACAGAACCAAATTTCACTATTAGGATCGGTAATCGTGTGAACTGGGGAATTTTTGAAATTAAATATTGAGAATTGGATTTGAGTAGTCATCTTGATTTCCTTTTGATGGAAGCCCCCGATAAATCGGGCGTTCGACAGCTCAAAACTGGTCAAGAATCCAGCGGACTTATTCCCTTTCGGTATTGTATTAGTCGCACTGTCGAACATTGATTGATAATTTTCTTTTTATGCGTTGTAAGTCTTAATGGCAATAAAACAAACAAGGTAAATTTTACGCATAAAAAAATCACGCTGACGGGGTGAGTTACCGTTCTTGATAAGGCTTTTGAGACCTTGAATAAAATAGTAGAGGAAAATTTTGAGAATGTAAAGCATAAAATAATGCTTTACTTAAATATAATTTAGCATTATGCTAATAAAAGTTATAAATAAGCAATGGAGTAACATATGGTTTCTACCTCCTTAACGGCTGAAAAACGTAAAGAACGAGCCGAGAAAGCAGCGTTAGCACGCTGGGAACATAAAAAAGCACTAGAAGAACTCCCTTTAGCTATTCACGAAGGCGTATTAAGCATTGGTGATAAATCGCTTGATGTGGCAGTGCTTCAAAATGACTTACGCATTATTTCAAGTGCTTCTGTTTTTGAAGCATTAGATCGCCCAAATCGTGGTTCTCGTGGTGGCGCAATAACAGAAAACGAAGAATTGATCAAACTCCCTGCGTTTATGGATGCAAATAATCTAAAACCATTTATTAATCAAGATGTTATAGATGTGATCAAAGGGGTTAAATATCGCACCAAAGACGGTAAAATTAAGGAAGGATATGATGCGACTATTTTACCTGTCGTGTGTGATATTTATCTACGAGCACGTGAAGAAGGGGCGTTGGTTGGTAAGCAACAAAACACCGCCCAAAAAGCAGAAATTCTAATCCGCTCTTTAGCCAAAGTGGGCATTGTGGCATTAGTGGATGAAGTCACCGGCTATCAAGATGCACGAGCCAAAGACGCACTCGCAAAAATTTTTGAAGCCTTTGTCGCAAAAGAATTACAACCTTGGGTTAAAACCTTTCCTTTAGACTATTACAAGGAATTATGTCGTTTATATGGCGTTCAATTCCCTCCGAAAAATAATAATCAATTTCCACAATTCTTCGGGCATATTACAAACAACGCCGTGTATGCCCGACTCGCTCCAGAGTTATTACCAGAACTCAAAAAATCGGCAAGTAAACAAGCAAAAAAAGTAAAATTACACCAGTTTTTAACGGAAGACGTAGGGCACCCTAAATTGCGTGAACATTTATCTTCTATCGTTACACTTTTAAAGCTATCTAAAGATAAAGATAATTTTTATGAAATGTTAGATAAGATACACCCCAAACTCACACTTCAGGAAGGACAAGAATAGAAAGAATACCTACCCTTGAAATAAATGCGGTCAAAATAGACCGCACTTTTCAGGCAATAAATAAACATTGCTTGCCTTCTGTTGATAATAGCAATAAAAGTGATGTTTTTACCGTTTTCAATCGATTGAAATATTCACGCCGTGAAATATGTAAATATCGCCAAATTTCTTGTTTTTCCCATCTCTTGATATAAGTCAGAACGAATACATCATAAAGTTCTGGTGTGACTTTTCTAATTACACCAAGGTAGCCATCAATTTCCATGCCTAATTCATCGCTTATAGGACGCATACGATATTTTTCAGCATAACGAGCATCACATTTCATCTCTGCAAACCCTGCGGCTACACGTGGAAATTCAGTCTCATAACGAGGTGTAGCCCAATAACCAAATTCAACTGAAATCACATCAATATTCACGTAAGCTCCTTAATTTTTGCCTTGTAATGCTTAATCATCGCCTTGCAATCTTAAATCTAAGCTTATTCCAGTAGATTTCACTTCAAATCTATTTTTATACTTAGTAGTAGTGTGCTTAACTGCTGCATTTGGATGTGTTGAACTTGTCTCAAATAATGCTCTTTCTATGCTCCACCCATCTCTAATTCTTCTCAAGATTGTATTCCCAGCTACTGTTACGCCATCTTGTCTAGCCCACTCAGCTGCTGTCATTGTTAATCCATTAAAAGTTATTTTAGAATGACCTTTGTGTGTATATTTAGGTATTAATATGTGACTTCTCATTACGTTACAAGCTCGGCAAATTGGTCTAAGGTTTTCTAGCGTGTTGTTGGTAATGTCATTATCAATATGATCGATGTGACAACTGCTCCAAGTTAGCTTGCAGCCACAAAGCTTGCAGTTAGGTAAATTATTTTGATAAATGCTATAAATCACAAATCTATGCTCATAAACATACCCATCGCTCATTGCTAATTGGTGTCTTGGTTCGAAAATTAACTGATAACCCTTTCCATTGTGTCTTCTGTATTTTCGGATTGGTTTCGGAAGAAGATCATAAGTTCCGTTTCTCATAAATCTAAAATAGTGCATTTGGCAAACGCAATCAGCTTTATACATAGCCTCTCTGTTGCAACCATCAATCTTGCATTTCATTTTCTAATTCCTTGTTCTTCAATCTGTATAGTTTTAGCATTTCTTTAAGCTCAGAAATTTCCCATTTTTTAATTCGATGTTGATTTTCTTCCAACCACTCAACCTCTTGCTCGCCAATCTTCTCGACTAGTCTTGGTCTATATCCATGTATATTTCCGCCACCTACGAAAAGATTGCATCTGATACAGCCAGAATGGATATTCCTCTCATCAAATCTTAAAAATGAGCTTCTTCCCTGCGGAATAAAATGAGACGCTTGAAAACTAGGTTTCCATACCGTTCCACAAGCAATACAAGGTTGTCCTTTATCTCTCAATCTTATAAATTTATTTACCTCTTTTTGAAGAGCTTTTAGCCAATGCCCTCTATCACCATCTAGTAATCTTTTTTTACGCTCTATCTGTTCTTGTTTTTCCGCTTTCTTTTGCCTTTTTCTTGATTGTTCTCGGACTAATTTAATCGCACATTCAGGCGAGCAAACTTTTTGTGTTGAGCTAAAGGTTTTTACAAACGCTTTGCCACAAACTTTGCATTTATACTCTTTCGCCATTAGCCAAACACCATATTAAACATTACCCAAACTGCCGCAATCAAAAGTACAATTTTTAACTCCAAAATCTCATCATCGTTTAAGCGTTTCATTTAAATCCCCATCTATCGTTAAATCTCACGCCATTTTGCACGCCCCAACTGGTCACATACTCGATTAGGCTCGCCATTCTGCTCACGCTCATTTGAGCCGAACTTTCACGGATATTCACAAATTCCCCCTCAAGACCTGGCACAACATCTGCTTTTTGGTTTGTGGCGATTGCGTGACCCGAAATGAACAATACCTTCCATTGCTCCATTGTGAGCTTACGCCCCATAAATTCAGCCTGATTTGCAACATCTTGGCACATAGCGTGAAACTTGGCATTTTGCTCAAGGTTGCGTGTTATTGGTTGGATTTTGACTACCAACGGATTTTTATCGTCCGTTGGCAGTTCCTTGATTAAATCCAAGCAATTATTTTTAATGCGTTGATCACGTAAAAAGAAAGGTTTGTATTGGCTCATAACATCATTCCCAACGCTTAAATAACATCGCAATACTCATTCTTTGTACTCCACGCCTAAATCTTCCAACCCAAAATAACCACAAGATTTTGTTCGATTTACTGCACTGAATTTGCTTACCTGCGGAAACGGTATCGGCTCAATTAAGTGACCGTTACAGCGAAAACGATCGTCATCCCATTCGCTGCTCGATATAAAATAATCTGGCGTATAAAAATCCTCTAATTCCGCACCGCACTTTGGGCATTTGTAGCTTGTCATTGCAATGCTCCTTTCATCATTGCCATCAAGCTATCGCGCGCCTTATCAGCCTTCGCTTTATCGTAAAAACGTGGCTTTTCAGGAATCATTTTCGGAATATCCTCAAAAGGAAAATTCGACCGCACTTTTTCTGCCGCTTTTGTGAGTAATTTCGGAATAGCTTTCAACGTGTCCTCTTCCGATTTTTTCTTGCACTTTTCGTACAGATTTTTAAGCAACCAAAATTCCACTTTTGAACGATATTGAAATTCATCCCGATTGAATCGGGCATAGCCTAAGAAAGTGTTATAACGTTGGTATAATTCCGCTTCATTCGGTAAACCCAATACGTGGTAGTCCAGAACTTTGCATGCTTGAATAAATTCGCCTACACTTGGCAAATACCCATTTGGCTTAGCACGCATTTCGGCCATACCTCGTTTAACTTGTGTTATTTTTGTAATTCCATTTTCAGCAAAGCCTAAAATCCACTGGCGTTTTACTACCTGCAATCGCTCTGGAGTGAGGTTGAGCAACTGAGGGCAACTAGCACAAAGTTGGTCGAACAACGTATCAATAAATTTCTCCACTTGTGCTGATACACCTTGGTGCAATGATTGATTAGTTAATTGGTTCACAGTACATTCTCCCAGTCTTCAGGACGATTCCACGGCAACGCATTTTTTTCTTCAAAACTCATTTTTTGTGCTTGGGATGTTCGCAGTTTCTCATCACGCCAATCCCACGATGCGTTAAATCCCTGCCAGTTGCGTTCGATGCAAATCTCCACCACTTCACAAATCGAAATTCCTGCTTTGTCCGCTTGTTTTTGCAAACGGCTAAGTTGCGTTTCGCTAATTGCCCCTCGCTTAGTTTTACGATGCGCAATAAAATCTTTTGCAAGCTGCCCTGTTATGCCAAACCGCTCAAGCAACATTTCGGATTCGCTTTTTTGCGTAGTTTTTTTAGGTTCATTGACTGGTTCTAAAGAGTGACTGGTTATGGGTGCAAATTTTTCACTACCTAGTGAAATATTTTCACCACCCAGTGCAAAATTTTCACTACCTTGTTCAAGGTGTAAAAAGTATAAATTTGAGATGGAACCATCTTTATTTTTACGTTCTTTTTTGCTTACTAATCCCATTTTGATTAAACATTCAATGTGACTGATTGCACTACGTCGGGTCATCTCGCATTTATCGGCAATGTATTGATAACTAGGAAAACAAATTCCATCATCATTGGCATTATCAGCTAGTTTTAAAAGCACAAGTTTTCTAGCAGGATTGCCAACCTTACAATTCATTGCTTGAACCATTAATCGCATACTCATAGCATCAACTCCGAAGCATAACGTGACGCGATAAATTCAATGCCTTTGCTTGTTACGCGCGTCTGAGTGTAATTGTGACCGTGTTCAGCGGTGCCTGTTTTAACCGTAAAAAGATCTTTCGTGTGTGCCGATTGATAAGGCAAAAGCACGCCCGATTGACGATACAAATATTTATCTTCCACCAAGCGATTGACCAATGCACGCTCAGGTATTTTCAAAATCTTCGCCGTCTCACGAAATGATTTACTCGTCCCTACTTCCACATAGTGATCAACAAAAGCGACTTTAGGCGCATTACGCTCTTTTTCTGCTTGTAACTGAGCGGCTAACATCAACGCCTCAGAAAAAGATTGCGGAATAAGTGCGGTTGGTTTTTGTTGATTTTCCAACGCTTGCCAGCGATCGACCACCGCAGCAGTAAATTCAGGCGATAAGCGAGCGACAACAACAAACGTATCCCGCTTGTTTAACTCGTAGTAATCAAACCATTGATTTCTATACTCAAATTTTAGTGGCTCAATTTGAGCGACTAAATTTTGTTCAATCAAATCACGAATAACACGTAATACATTTTTGTGTTCTTTATGTGTAATCTCCGCAATTTCCCGACTACTCATCGTCAAAATACTTGCGTTTTCTTTCGTCATCGTTAATAATTGGTTCATCTGTATATTCCTTAATGAATTAGCCACGGTTCCCGCCGTGGTTTTTTTATTTCTTGTGTAACACAATCGCACATTCAATCGAATGTTGCGTCGCTGCTAAATGCTTACTCAATGCTTGACGGATTTTGTCTTCTTCTTTCGAAGTGATTTCACCGTCTTCTAATGCCTTTTCTAATGCCGCAAATAACAAGCCACGCGCAGAAAGCTCGTGCAGTTGTAAATTGGCAAGCTCAACCTTGTCTAATTCATCCTCCGCTACATCTGGCACAAAACGTCCACCAGAATTTCGGCAAAGCTCATCGATAAAATCAGTACATCCATACTCAAGTTGCAGTGCAATCAATTCTTCATTTTTGAATTGTTGGCCCTTTATTTGATAAAGGCGATTCTTTAATTCACTTTCGGTAAAACCTAGGAATCCAGCTACCGCACTTCTCCCCCCAGGAATCCGATCAACCATTTCGATAATAACTTTCTTCATTTCCATAATTTTTGCCTTATTTTTATGGTTTTCTTTTTGGTAAAGGTTGGTAAATTAATCCCACAAATCAGGACGTAATTCGGATTTCTTGACTTTTCCATCTGTAAGTTCTTCAATCTTTGCGCAACGTTCCGCAGGTACTTTTTCACGCCACTTGGAAACAGCCCAAGGGGTAAGATTGAAATGTCGAGCCATAGCCGAAATACCGCCCACGATTTCATAAGCTTTTTCGATTGGTAGCATTTTAACCTCTTTATTCTATTTAAAGTAGTATAATTCTACTATTAAAAATAGAATTGAATCAACCATTTTAATTTTGTATCTTCTACCTTTAGTAGAATAAAGGAGTGTCTATGACAGATTTAGCAAGCCGACTTAATGAATTAATGGCTAAACAAGGCAAAAATATTGTGGATTTACAAAAAGCTGTTGGCGTAACCTATGAAATGGCTAGACGTTACACTTTAGGCACTGCAACCCCGAGAGATAATAAAATTGAAGCTATAGCGAAGTACTTTGGAGTTACCCCTGCTCATTTGAAATACGGAACAGTCGATTCTTTAGAAAATCAAGTAACTTCTAATGTGAAAGACGTTGGCTCATTCGACTTATGGGATCGCAATACTCCACTAAATAGCGATGAATACGCCGTTCCGTTTTATCAAGACATTCGCCTTGCTGCTGGAAACGGATTTGCTGATGACATAGCGGACTATAACAACTTCAAATTGCGTTTTTCCAAATCAACACTACGTAAACAAGGCGTACAGTACGAAAATGCGGTATGTGTGATTGCTGACGGAAACTCGATGGAGCCTGTTATTCCGGATGGAACAACAGTTGGCATTGATCTTGGTAATAAAACAATCCGAGATGGGAAAATATACGCAATAAATCACGGTGGGCTACTACGCATAAAGCTACTTTACAATATGCCAAACGAACAAGTGAAAATCCGCAGTTATAACACCGAAGAACACCCTGATGAAATAGCAGAACTACAAGATATTTCTGTGTTAGGGAAAGTGTTTTGGTATTCAGTATTATTATAGAAAACATAATAACTAAAACGACTTCTACATAAGTTACCCAAGGAACCAACTATGGATATTCGATTATGGAGATCTATTGTTAGACAAAGAACATTACGAGCTCTCACAAGTAAAGAAAAGAAAATCAGACAAAGAGGCGGAAAGCCTAAATATAAACATCTTGCTCATAAATCCTTTAATCTTTTTGAGGTTATCGCCCCATATAAAATTATTTTAGCTAAAGAAATAGGGTATGAATTTGTAGCATTTAAAGAAGAGCTCGAAGAAAAAGCAAAACTAGCAGCACGAAGTCGAAGTCGCCTGAAACTAAATTTTCGGGACACTGATATTATCGATGCTGCCGCTTGTAGCGTTTTAATAGCTGTTTTAGATACGATAAAATCGCAATATAGAACCTTGAAATTTCAAATTGTAAGACCAAAATCAAAACCAGCAGATCATCGTAAACATATTCCCTATGATGTTGATGCTATATTTTGTCATATAGGACTATATAAATCCTTAGGGTTTAATTATACATCTTCATCTTCTCAAGAAAATGTGAAATGTTGGCATTATGTTTATAGTGATAGTGCAGATGGCGAAATCACAAAGCCACTATTAGATGAACTTAAAAGTATGGGGGTGAAAGGGATATATCCTAGTTACATTGAAGCGATTGCAAATGCGGTAGAACATGCTTACGCCCAAAATATTTATAGTGAACGAGAATTTCCTATAAAACGTTGGTGGATGTTGCTTGCTATCCTAGAAGGAAAATTGTCACTTTTTGTTTGTGATTTGGGTCACGGGATCCCTAATACCCTAGAAAAAACACAGAAAGCAAATGTACTTTCTGCTATTTGGAATAGACTAAAGCAGCTGGGGAAACCGACAAAAGATTGTTTATATATAAAAGCCTCTACCCTCATTAAAGAAACCCGAACAGGATTGGGACATAGAGGAAAAGGGGGAAGTGATATTCGAGCATTTATTGACAAAACACCAGGAAGCAGGCTAATAATTCGTTCAAATCGAGGAATGTATGTGTATAATGGCAAAGATAAGCCAGATTTAACCAAAGAATCTAGATACTCTATTAATGGTACTGTTGTTCAGTGGAACATTCCGCTACAAGCAATTAAGGAATAATAATGCAAACTATTTATGTAAAAGATTTCAGCCAATATCCAGGTCCACGTTACATTAAAGATGGTAAAGCTAGTGGAGAGGAATTTAGAGATTCTATTCTTATCCCAGCAATAAAAAGGGATCCTGATATCATTCTTAATTTAGATGACACAGAAGGATATGGCTCTTCATTTCTTGAAGAAACTTTTGGAGGAGCAATTAGAAAAGGTATTTCTCCAGAGGTTGTTTTAAATCTTGTTAAAAACCTTATTTCAAATGACGACCATGATATTATTGACGAAATTAAAAGTTATGTAGAAAAAGAGATTGAGATTTTATCTTTGAAGGATAATAAATGACTCTTTCTGATCTAATAGCTTTCTCCGCGCTTATAGTTTCTATCTTTGCGTTACCTATAAGCTATATATTAGGCGCAAGGGGTTTAAAAAATACAGCTTATAATGGAGAGCTCTCAAAATTATCTGATTTGTGCGATCTTGTTTTTACAGAAGCGTTAAATATCCACAAAAAGACACAATCAAATTTAAGTGATGAAATGGATTACCACCTGATGATTGCATTTCATAAAAGATTGCAATCAAAATGTCTGGAAATTAAAAGCCTATCAAATTCAGAACGTTACCCTAGAATGGAGTTAAGAGAAGTAAAACAAGCAATTACAGATCATCTTGTATCAGATAATCTTGAGGTAAGGAACACTGCAATGCGTAGACTAATTTATAAGTTAGATGCACTAAAGACTTTCTTTACTCCTAAATTTATATGACACCTAAACCGCCTTCGTGGCGGTTTTCTTTTTCCTAAAACTCACCGAAACACCTCAAAAATCGACCGAACTTTTCACCTCCCTCACCTAATTTGCCTAAAAAACAGGCAATCAAACAACTTTTCTCAAAATTCTTTTCTTTTTAAATCAACGGATTACAAATTAAAGTAGAGAATAAATCTACTTTTGTGCAAATTTTAGTTGCAATTAAATCTACTTTAAGTAGAATTAGCCACATCAAAACGAGATACACAATCTCAATGCTCTTTAAAAATTTGTGATGAAAAAAAGCCCTGCGAACAGGGCTTAGTTATTAAGATTCATAAATAGGTGTCTTTCTATCAGTATCCATAACTAGACCAATGCAATGTAGGCAGTTTTGTTTGGTTGTATAACCCTCGCTAACTGCAATGGTTTCATGATTGGCGGCTTTTAGTCGCCAATACCACTGATTGTTTACACCCTGAAATATCTGAAAATACATAGAGGTAGTTCCTTATGCAAGAAGAAATGAAACGCTATGCAATTTCTTATCACTTCGACGGCAAAAGGTGGGCGACAGATGTTTACGCCCATTCATTCGAAGAAGCGGAAGAAAAGCTAAAAGCAATGTCCCAAGGTACTGTTGACGGCGAGATTCACCTTTCAGTTTACATTCCTGAAAATCCGCTATCGAAAGTATCAAGGTTGATTACAAGAATAGCTAAAAAGTTTATGTAAGTCAGTGACTTTCATCACAAATTTTAAACAATTTGGTTAAAGAAACTCACTCGGCGGAAGCGCAGACGGAAGCCCAACGGTGCTAAGCGGTCGTTAGATTGAAAGCCCTAACCTACTTAGTTAAGAGTGAGTTTTAAAGTCTGCCCATGCAAAGCCAGTGAAAAACGGTGCAGTTGCCGAAAGTGGAGCTCAAGCAGGCGAATATCCCAATGTGGATATTTCAAAACACATTTGCTAGTACAGAGACACAGCGGCATGTGAAACCGTTGCGAATGATAGATGAAGTGTGTTTTGAAATGGCAGACATAAAACAAACGAGGTTCAAATATGGAAGAAAAACAAGAAAAAAGCCTATCTGATAAAGATAAAAATCTAATCAAACAGGCTGTATTAGAAAGTGCTGATAAAAATACAAATTTAACACCAAGTGAATTAGCTGAGAGTGTATGTTCGGCAGTGATGTTTATTGATTCTTATGGGCGTTAAAAATATCTGAACTGGAAATGCTATCATCAATAGATTCTTGCAATCTTGATGATAATGTTGAAACAAATCTGGCAATATCTTCGGCCACATACTCATTAACTTCTCGCAAATATTGAGAGTTTGTTTTTAAAATATCTCTTGCCATAACAAGAGCTATTTTATCTGCTGCTATTTTTTTCATGATGCTTCCTTATTTTTTGTGTTGTGGTTGAGGGAAATTATATTCCTTATGTGTTGTGGTGACAATAAGGACTTGAGCCTTACAAGTATAAAGAAAGGCACTCATCATTAACCTGTTTTGAGTTTTAGACAATTTGGCTACAGAATCACAGTGCATAACGGTGCTAGGCGGTCGTTAGATTGAAAGCCCTAACCTACTTAGCAACACTGTGTTTTGAATATCTGTCCAAGTGGAAGCCTGTGAAAAACGGTGCAGTTGCCGAAAGTGGAAACAGACAGGTAAACCGAACCACACCTTTTGGTCTGTTTTCAAGTTGGTTAAAAATGGGAAAGCGACAGACAGCAAACGTTAGCTAAAGGCGTGACATACCGGAAAGACGGTAAATTTCAAAGCGTACTCAGCAGAGAGTGAATCCAAGCGCACAGAAACACAAATGCAAGACAGAGTGCGCTTTGAAATGGCAGACAAACGAAGTTAGCCGAGCATGAGGGCTTAAAACTTATGCGGTTCCTTAGTTTTTCCCTCTGTAAAACGAGGGCTTTTTTATCCCGAAAAATTACCTTACAATCAGAATAATTTTTAATATATAAAGGGAATGCTATGAAAACCGTTAAAGCAAGACTGACTGAGTTAAAAAACTTAATTAATACAAAAATCAACGAAGACTATGAGTGGATGGGCGAAATAAAATCACCCGAAATTATCAAAGAAATAGAGCAACTTTATCCCTTAATAGAGAAAATAGAAAAATCTGGAAAAAGTCTTGAAATTTCCTATGCAAAATATATTTCTCTTCAATTAATTAAAAAAATAATTCGCATCCTCAATAAAAAAAGAGCGAGTAATAAATGGGATGAATATGATGTAAATTCATTTATTTTATCTCTAATCAAACTAAGAATGACAATCAAGGAATTATATTTAATTGAAGTTAAGGGTGAATTAAGAACAGAAGAAGAACTCAATGCTATTGCTGCAGATATATCCAAAGCAAAATTGAATTTAGAAGAGCACATCTCACTTGAAGAGCAATTAGTAGAGAATAAAAAGGAGTTCGAAAATTTAAAAAACTCACTGATTACACTCAAAAAATCTTATAACGACGCACAAGAACAAATAACTGAAATTTCCCAGTGGCACGAACAGTCAGAGAAATTAAGTGGCGACATTTCGAACTATGAATTCACCGCACAAAATAATCTTACTAAAATTACGACATTAGCAACCACAGCGGAAACCAATAAACCCCAAATCGAAAAATATCATGAAGATATTGAAGGTATGATTAAATTATTCAATAAACAAAAAGAGGAGATTGAAATGATTATTGAAGACGCCAACCGAGCAAGCATGGCAGGTTCGTTTAAAACTCAATCTGAAAATATCGATAGTAAAATGAAAGCTGTAGATAAAATTTTGCTTGGGTCACTTGTTGCAACATCTGTTATTTCATTGTTCAATTATTCAACAAGCCTGAGTGCAGCAGACAGCCTTAATATTTTACAATTTCTTGCTAAGTCCATTGTGACAATCCCGTTACTTGTCATCGCCTGGTTAAAAGCAAAAGAACGGGCTTATCTCTTTAGATTAAGGGAGGATTATAACTACAAATATTCCTCAGCAATGGCATTTGAAGGTTATAAGAAACAAGTACAAGAACAAGACCCTAAATTACATCAGCAACTTCTGCAAATTGCCGTGGATAATTTGGGGATAAATCCAACCAAAGTCTTTGACAAAGATTTAAAAAGCACACCACTTGAAACAATTATCGATGGAGTAGGAAAACGCCTGGATAAAGCTGTTGATGGTATTAAAGGAGAGGTGAATGACATTCCAAAGAAAACAAAAGAATTAATTGATGATGAATAACTCGCTCCCTCAAATTCTCAGCGCTTTTTATTTGACACCGCCCTCACTTCGGATTAAGATACCCTCACTTTCAACAGAAAGTCGGGAATGTCGCAGTTTCTGAATAACTTGGAGCGGTGAAAAGATAGACGCTCAAGCGTCTTTTTTTATAGCCGTAAAACAGCAAATCTACCTTTTTCGGAAATTTCCGAAAAAGTCCAATGATGAGCTGAATGAGGGGATCGAAAGATCCGCCGTTTTGCTCTTAAGTACGGTACTGCGAACCTCGTTCAGTTCATCACCAACTATTCGCAGTGGTTCGTGATGAGTTTTAAAACTTACTTAAGAGAATCACAAAATGACACATTTAAATCTTATCCCTGTTTTTAACGGATTAATCCAAAATCAACCTGTTCAACTTTGCAACGCTCGTGAACTTCACGCATTCCTAGAAATACAAACTCGTTACAATGACTGGATCAAAAACCGCATCAACGAATATGGATTCATCCAAGATGAAGACTACCTCGTCATTACCGAACGCACCAATGGACGCCCACGCAAGGAATATCACATCACCCTCGATATGGGCAAAGAACTCAGAAATTAATTGCACCATTTAAAGCGTCTAATCAAATTAACTGGGAAAGAGCGAAAAACCTCATCGCCCAATAAAACACCACAAAATCTGACCGCACTTTTTTTAGCCTGCGGCGGATTCTCACACCTAAAATCCGACAAAAGGAACAGAAAATGAACAAATTAATCATTACGCTCGTGTGTGCATTTGTGGTGTATATGGCACACGCCCTAAACTTTAATCAAGACTGTGACGGCAAAATCTGTCACACCGAACAGACACAACAATATTAACAAACCACCGCTCTTATGGGCGATTTTTTATTGGAGGAAATATGGAACCAATTAAACTTTCGCAGAAAGCCGAAGAGGAAATTGTGAATGCGGCAAGAATGGCAGCGTTATCCAATTTGACTGAAAAAAGCCAAAATTTAATTACGCTTGAGGATATCGCAATATATTTTGGGCGACACTATCAAACCGTTGCCAAGATTATTTCAAAACTGCCTAATTTTCCCAACCCCGTTACGGTCGATTAA